AAATTAATCAACCATATAAATAATGACTATACAAGTACTAAAATAGTCTAAAAATATATATATTTTTTTATATTAGAAATTTATTCACATTAGTTTTATAATTATCATTGTATCATATTGTCACTTGGAAATAATATAATTAGTAAATACATTCAATTCAATACACTATGAGTTATAGTGAATCTCAAACTAAGCTGTTATGGGAAAACCCTACATCAGTTGTCTATGAAAAGAAATTAGATACAGCCCTAAGAGATACCGTAATTAGGCTTAGGAAAACTGAATTACTGAATGAGCAATACCCTAACTTAAATTTTGATACAAAAATATTGCTCCATTCATTAGATACAGATGAACTACTAGATTCTGCAACTGATAACTCCTGTTATGGTATGATATTAAGATCCATATATGAAACTGTATCTTATCAAGATACTATAGATTTGAAATTAGCAAAACGCTTGACAAGATCATATCAATTAGCCAAAGATAATCTTCAATTTCAACATGCATATTCAATGAGCTCCAACAAACTCCATGTCAGTAATAAATCTACAGTTGCACTAAGAGATAAATGCAATGGCCTACACCCTACATTACTGATGTCGAATATCATGACTGTGTCACATAAGTTCAGGTGTTTAATTGATAAGATTGGACACATGAAAAGAAAATTACCTATGACTATGTCTGATGATGAGAAAATAGCTATTTTGGCCAAAGAAGGAATATTCCGTATTGATCAGATTGGATTAGAAATACATGTATCATTGAGGACATGCTTTATTAAATGCTCACAAGGAGGTACTTTCTGGATGCCGAATGAATATATACTGCTCATACATAACAAATTATCGGATCTTATTTCAGTACTATTATTAGCTCAATATCAAGAAAATGTTTGTCACCCTAATGGTACTATGAAAATAGTTGAAGATTATGTCCAAGAACTAACTAGACTATCTATAAAGTATAAGGATAAATTTGCAAATATATCAGGAAACTTGGAGGGTATAATAGTAGCTGAGATCTTATTATTATCAGAAGAATGGGTAAATGATAGTCTTCTTAATGAGATAAATCTAGATCTTATCTCAAGTATCAATTATAATTACAGAAATAGTAAATTGCGAACAATAATATTAC